GTGGCAGACAAGTACCTGATGGAAATCGAATGCACAAAGTGCGGAGCAAAGCAGGATGGCATCTTGACCGTCAACGCCCCTCCACAGCGCAAATGGCAGGGGCTGACGGATGAGGAGATTATGTCGCTGTTGCCCGGTGCAGTCAGGCTGCCGCCGGGATGGTCTGAAACTGTTCGCGCCATCGAAGCCAAGCTGAAGGAGAAAAATGCAGCTTAGACCCTATCAAGAAGACGCGCGCGATTTCCTCTACGAACACGATCGCGCGTTGGTGTTGGCGCCTGTTGGCGCCGGCAAGACCGCGATCACGTTGACCGCGATGGAAGACTTCATCGTCGACGGTGTAGCGCAGCGTTTTCTTGTTTTAGCGCCCAAGCGCGTCTGCACCAGCGTCTGGCCGGTGGAGGGTCCGAAGTGGGCGCTGTGCTTAAACGTCGGTGTCGCAGTCGGCACGTCTAAGCAGCGGCAAGAGGTTCTCGAGGACACCAGCTATAACGTCATCGTGATCAATTACGACAACATTCAGTGGTTGATCGGGCAAGACCTGTCGAGCTTCGATGCAATCGTGTTCGATGAGCTGACCAAGCTCAAGAACCCATCAGGCAAGCGCTTTAAGGCATTGCAGCGGATCATCGATCAGTTCCCGGTGCGCTGGGGCCTGACCGGGTCGTTCACCAGTAACGGCCTCGAGGACGTCTTCGGTCAGTGCAAGATCGTCGACGAGAAGTTGTTAGGCCGCGCGAAGGGCGCGTTCTTGCAACAGTACTTCGTTTGCACCAATCGCGATTTCGGTGACTGGTCGCCACGCAGGGGCGCGCTGGAGTTGGTCATGCGGCGCATCAAGCCTGCGACGTATCTGCTCGAGCCTGGCGACTACAAGGACAAACTGCCGCCGTGTCACGTCGTCGAGATGCGCTGCCCGATCGACGATCGCCAGCCCTACGAGACGATGAAGCGCGACTTCGTGGTCGACTTCCCCGACGCGCAGGCGGTAGCCGCTAACGCTGCCGTGGTGACCGGCAAATTGCAGCAGATGGCGTCTGGTTTTGTTTACGACACGACCAGACTCGCCGCGGCGATGCCAGGCAAATTCACCGTCACTAAGAAGGCGGTTTGGTTTAGCAGTCACAAATTCGATTTGCTCCAAGAACTTCTTGAGGAAAACCAACATGCCAATACGATCTTGGTCTATCAGTTTGAGGAGGAGCTTGCAGAGATCAAGAGGCGCTATCCGCACGTTAAGACGTTGGACGCGCCTAATGCGGTGGAAGATTGGAATAATGGGCTGGTCGAGCTTATGGCGATCCACCCGAAAAGCGCGGGTCACGGGCTCAACCTGCAACACGGAGGACACCATCTGGTTTTTATCTCGCTACCGTGGAGCCTCGAGCTGTACGAGCAAACCGTCGGACGTCTGCATCGTTCCGGCCAACTGCGCGAGGTATGGGTGTATATCCTCATGGCCGAAAGAACCGTCGACGAAAAAATCTGGGCAGCGCTCCACGACAAACGAGCAGTTTCCGATATAGCACTGGAGGCATTGAAATGAGAGCGGCAGAAAAACTCGCGGACATACTGTTAGACCGCGCGCGGGACGAGTACGACACGGAGGCTGCGACCTTGCTGCGTCGCCTCGACCGCGTCCATCAAGTAGCCTACGAAATGGTCTGGGCGCGAACGCACGAACAGAGTAAGGCGGCTTACATCGAGATGATTGACCTGATCAAAGGAAAAGCCGAATGAACCGACTAGCCTATTGGAAAGCCAAGCTCAAAGCTGCGATAGCCGAACGACGGCAACGCCAGAAAGAAGCAAACCAAGCAACACGCGCTTGGGCCAGAGCAATACGAAGAGTTGAACAAATTGAACAGAAGGTGGAACATGAAACGACTAAGCTGGCGCGCCTTAAATGACGTGCTGACCTCCAAGTCGGAGGAAGAAATCTTGGCCATGCTGAACCATGAGCGCGCGCACTTCAAACGCGTGTCGATCATGCAGCGCCTGCACCAGCGCTACTGCGCTCTACGCGACGCGCGCGAGCGTCATGAGATTCTGTCGGAGGCGATCCGACCATGAAATGCTTAATGTGCGGCGAACGCACGTATGTGGTCAATGTTATCAAGATGGCAGGCGGCTTACGACGCCAACGCAGATGCAAATCTTGTAATACTGGAGGGTACAGCGCCGAGGTGTGGCTGAAAGCAACGGCCACTGGTGCGGAACCTGTTTATACTAAAGAAGAGGCAGCGTTAATAAAAAAGAAAGAAGTTGACGCTCGCCGCGCAAATGAAGATAGGAGGAACAAAGATGCTTCGTGATGGTTATTTCATTAAGGAAGACCCACCCAAGATCGGCGCGTTTTACACGCCCCAGTTCTATCAAAAACCTTCGACGCCAGAAGAGCGGTTCGTGCAAGACGTTATGCTGGGCATCATGCCGTACCAAGAATCGTCGCTGACCAAACTGCTTGGGAGGCTGCTACGGCTATGAAAGACCTTGTGATGGTTTATTACGCGGCCATCGCGGCGACGACGGTCATCTTTTTGGCGGTCGGTTTACCCGAGCCCAAGGGGCCGTCGCCGCTCGAATGCACAGTCAAAGACACGACGATCTGGATGACGACGCGCGAGCGCGTCATTTGCCAGCAGTTGCGCCGGCGCCTAGTTTGACCCGGACGGCTTCGTACTGGGCGTAGCACTGCTTGAGGGCGATTCTGAGGTCGTCGGCTTCTCGGGCGAGCCCAACAAGAAACTCCCCATCCGATCGGTAAAGCTCTTTTCCGGTACAACCGCTTGGTCCAGCGCTGGCGGGACTGGACACGGCACCGGTAGGGGTGGTGGGGCGCTCCGGCCGGTTGCGCAGGCTGTTAGCAAGAACGGTATTCCTAGCAGCAAGCTCGCGTGTCTCACGGTCCTTCTCCTGTCGTATTTGGTCGGCGTCCGCCTGGAGCGCCTGCTGTTTCTCGATCGATTCTCGCAGCGCCTTGGCGTGCGCCTCCTGTTGCTTGATGCGCTCGGCGTCCCACTCGGCCTGCACGGTCGCTTTGCCGTCGCCGTGGCCCTTGTAGTACCCTGCGCCGCCTGCTGCGCCGACGGCCAGCACGGCGGCCAGTATTAGCCAGGGGTTCATTTTGGCGGCACCTTGGTGCCTTCGAGTTTCTTATGCACCTTGATGGTCTTGCAGACCTCCATGTCCTTGCCCTTGACCTTCTCAGTGTGGCAGACCTTCTTCATCTCGCCACCGGCAAACGCAACCATCGGCACAAACGCAATAAGTGCAACGAGTTTCTTCATGGCAGTCTCCTATTCAATTTCAGGTTGAGGCGCTGGAGGCGGCGCTGCTTTGCCACCAAAACCGGTCACAACAGGCGCAGCGGCGAGCTGCGGTTCCATCCGCACTGGCGCGTGAGTCGGCGCCGGTGTCTTGGGTGATGGTGGCGGCGGATCGGTCCAGTCGCTGGCCTTGCTAACGCCAGGCGGCGGATCGATCAGCTTGGCCACGCCGTCCTTGCCCTTGATGGCCAAGAGGGTCGCCAACGCGCCCAATATGTACTTCGACATGTCGGACAGCAGCATAAAGAACTGCTTGTCCGCTGGCGCGATGCCGACCATCGGTTGGGTGACGAACACCACCGAGTACATGGCCAAGCTTGACATCATCAACAGCACCACGCAGAAGGTGGCGCCGATGATCAGCTTAATGACGGAATCAATCTGGTCAGGTGTCCATTTCACTTTGGTTCCTCCGGCTTCAAGTCATTCGATGGCACCAGTTGATCAGGACAGGTGCCGGTAAGCGCGCAAGTCGGTCGCTGGCATTCGGGCTTCGCCCAGTTCTTATTGTCCTGGCATGGGTATCTGAAACGGTCTTCGCAGCCAACTAGCCAGACGGCGCCGATCAGACTAAGCACCAAAAATATGAAGCGCATGCTCATAGTGTTTTTTCCTGTCTTCAAGACCAATCGTGCCGCCGTTGATGCGCTTGGTCATGCCAAGAATATCGCCCGCGTCCGCAAACTTGTTCAGGTTGTTGGTTTCCCAGAACCAGCAGGCGCTCTGCGCTGCGCCCTCGAACGTGCCTAAGTACTCCGGCACGTCGTCGATGTTCATCTCCAGGGAGTCAGCAAAAGCTTGATAGTTTGATCGTCCAGTAAGCTGAATAAGCCCACGGCCGCGAAAACGATACCCGTCCCCGCTAGACTCATCGCCGTTGCCCATGCGGTTAGCGTAAATGCGGTTCGCAATGGCCTCTTGTTTGTTAGGCCGCGCGCAATACTGATTAGCTGTGACATCGTCGGAAAAATATTTGGAGAATAAGCGCCGCAGCGCCTGGGGTTTGTAATTAAGGTTTTCGACGATGCTCGAGAATCCGCCCGACTCATGTGCGCATTGGGCTAAGAACGCCGCCATGCGCTTCGGGGTGTTGATGTCGTAATCGGGGAAAAGTTGCGCAAGCGCGCGATGCCAGTACTCGACGTATTTGTTCTGCGGGACGATCTGACGTAACTGGGCTTCTGTGATCATTGGCCGTACATCCTTTCTTCCTGTATTTCACGCCTTAATTGTTTCATCTTCTTGACTTCATGCATCGCAGCCTGCGTTATTACATGCATGTCCCACAGCATAAAACCGACAACCGGCATGACGATGAAAAACGTCAACAGCACGGCCATGACGGTAACTAGTAAGCTCCAAGGGACGTCCTCATCATCGCGCTTCTTGTCGTTAGCCACATTAGACCCGTTGCCCACGCTATTACGAAAACGACTGCTGAAATCCATACTATTTTGGCTCTGATTTCCGCTATTCTTTTTCTGCGTCGCCATCTCGCCATCTGTATCTGTTTAAGCTCTTCTGCATGCGCCGCTTCTTGCTCGGCGACGATGGTCTGCCACATGTCTTCAAACTTGCTCCAGAGTGCGCCCAATTCCTGTGGAGCCCTATACACCATGGTTTCGCGTATCTCCGCTAACATCGCGTCTAATCGCGTTGTGATGATGATCCGACGCAGCGCGCGGCGGCCGATACTTTCCTCTCCTTTGTAGACTTTTTTGCTAGATACCTGCTCTTCCAGCAGCGCCTTACTCAGCGCGTCGTAGCTGTCCATCAACACGCCCAACTGGTCGCCGATCTCGGTGTAGACGTCGTTCGGATCGGCCTTGGCGATCTCTTGGACGCGCTGCACTTCGGCGTTGTACTTCTGCTTCTGCTCGACGGTCGGATTGCCGCCCGTTACCTTATCGAACTGCGCACGCAAATCCTTCAACACATCTGATACTTCGCCGCTTGCGCCCTTGATGTCCTTATAGAGCTGGCAGCCCTTCTTGACCGCTGCGACTGCGGCGTTAGCGGCAGCAAGAAGGGTTAGTGGGTCAATTTATTCCTCCAACTCAGGCATCGGCGCCATAGTGCCTTCAGTCACCGTACCACGCACTGCGCCGCGTGCTGCGCCGCTGGTTAGGTCATTGATAGCGTCGTTGACCCACTGAATGCCGTACTTCTTGCCGATATTCATCGCTTCGTTGATCTTGGTGGCGTCAAACTTCTGAATCTTGGGCGACACCGCCGCGAACACTTTAATAGCGTCAGAAGGGTTCAGTAGCAGCGCTTTCAGCTTCTCTTCCGTCGCCTTAGACGCAGCGTTCGCCCAGTACTTACTAAACAGCGAGGTCACCGCGTAAACGGGGCCAGATACTGGGTTGTAGATGCGCGAGATGATTTGCTCTGGCGGCACGCCGGTCAACTCTTCGATCGGTGTGCGCGGCACAGTTTCACCACGGAAGGACACTTGCGTCGGGTCTTTGGATAGCCGCTCGGCAGCCACCGCGAAGTCGGCCACTTTCTGCGCATACGTCGGGCCGAACACGCGGTTGAACACGGCTGCGCGGTTACGGTCGTTCAGCATACCGACCGGGTCAGCCGCGCGCACGATGTCGTCCAGCATGTAAGACCGCACGGCGTTCACGATATCTTTGTTTGCGCCGTACTGGTTCAACAGTTTGTTAGTGAAGCTGCGGTCGCTATACATGCGCGACACCAGCTCTGCTGGGTTAGAAAAGCCACGGTCACGGATGAGCTGCTCACCGGCTACACGACGGAAGTTAGCTTCAAGCGCCGCTTTCTGGCCAAACAGACGTTGGACGTCGTTCACTGTGCCGCGTAGCTCATCTTCCAAGCCTGGGATGAGCGTCATCGCACTGCGGTTCTTGGCCAGCCACTTGTTGGCCGCTTTAGGATCGATGACGTCGTTCTTTAGCGCTGCGCGGCTGAAGCTGTCGTAAAACGCGTCTCTAGCAACGCGCACGCCGTCTTCGCCTGTCGCGCGGATAAAATCATCCACGTTAGACTTGTTGCCAATGATGGCCGGCGCGATCTGTTCGACAAACTTCTTGCGATCGACGTTCTTTAGCGTCTCGCTGCTAAACGGCAGTCCGACCTTTTCCAGATAGGTTCTGTCAGCGTTGCGATACGCTGCCACAAACTCTGGGTCCAGACTGTCAATGTGGCCCGACACGCGTGTCTTCAACTCAGTCAACAGACGAATATCGGCAGGGTCGTTCGCCTTGCGCAGTTGCTTGTTGATCTCGCGCTTGAGCGAATCCAAATCCTCAACCGTCGCTTCGGCAAACTTGACGCCCGCTGGCGTCGCCGGTACGCCTTCTGCGGTCAGAATAGCGCTTGGCTCGGTTTCCGTTGGACGGAAACGTGTACGCACTTTGTTGTAAATGCCAGGGAAGGTTTTGAAGATATCCGACGCCTGCGTACCCGCGACAAAGTTGTAGATGTCGTCAACCGATCCGGCAGGAAGCGTTACGCCTTTGGTCTTAGCGACGTTAAACGCTTCGGTGTAAAGCGGGCGCACTTCAGCAATAGCTTTTGCTTCTTTATCGGCCACCAGCTTTTCAATGCGCGCGCCAAATGCGTTAGGGTCGACCACCGGCGCGCTGTACGCGTCGGCGATCTGCTGATCTAGCGAGCGCACCTGACGCTGCACGGACTTTTCTGTTGCGCCGCTGATCAGCGCAATCTCTTCCGGCTTGATCGACGACAGGTCAACCTTCGACGGGTCACCAAACAAACGAATCTGATTGGCGCGCAGATCAGTCTTGGCACGAGCAAACTGTTCGCCGTACTTCGCCTTAAATACCGGATCACGCGACGACAGGTTCTCGATGAAACTGATGATGACCGGGTTGTCAGCCATCAGCGCACTAATCGGCATCTGTACGCGTGGGCTGCCTGGCGCTTTTAAGGACACACCTTCTTGCGCTTTAGCTGCCTGCTGCAAAGTAGTCAGGAAGTTCGGATCAGCAGCGCCCGCGGCGATAAAGATGTTGTTAATGCGGCTGTCGACATCACGCAGCAATTCATTTTCTGGCTGCACGCCGCGCAGTTTATCGACAACCTCTTTTGCTTTATCAAAACCTTTACCAACCAACGGGCCGGTTTTTAACGTGGCGCCAGCAACGTAACCAGTGCCAGCGCCGCCAAACAGCGAACCAACAACGCGGCCTGGCGTACCACCAACCTGTTCACCTGCTGTACCGCCAGCTTCAGCGCCAGTGCCGACAACAAACTGTTCTGTTGGACGGGCGACGACTTGCGCAGCCGGCCCCATGCGGCGCACGCCTGCCAACGGTGGGAATAAATACGACGCAGGGTCTACCGCTGCTTCAATACCTGTGGCCAGTACGCGCTCACCAAACGTCTGCGGTAGAGCGCCTGTCATTGGCATACCTAGCGATTCAAACATCCGTGCAGCAGGCTCTGTCACGGCAGCTTGCCCACGCCTAAACGACTCGCCCGGCGTCGCCGCAGGTTTCTGCGCCGGCAGTCCAGCGGCGCGCGCGCCCAGCTCATACGGATTGATGCCGAGTTGGGTCATATAGTCAGAAATCATCTGACTAACGCCTGTTACTGCACCCAACGTACCGGTCAAACCGCGCTTCGCCGCCTCGGCACGGAAATCGCCCGTAGGCGCCGGCGTTGGCGCGGTCATGGTAGAAGCGATCTCTTCTAACTCATCATCAGTCAGCGCTTGATCTGTCCGAAACGATTTTCCGTCAACGGTATAGGTGTAGCCCATGTTAATCCTCAGTGATGGTTACCGTCTTACCACTCTTTAATGTTCTGGTCGTGGTTTTACCGCCGCCACCACCACCGCCCGCACCACCGCCCGCACCGCCACCCGCACCGCGCGGCTCGAACTCAGGGAAGTTAAAGATGAGCGTCGTGTCGTCCTCTGTATACCCCGCCCGCGTTGCTATCTTTTTCTGATTCGAAATTTCTTCTTTGGCTTTCTTCGCTGCTACCGTGCGAATCGCTTTCAGAGTGCTGAGTAGCTTTCTTTGTGTGTCGGCAGTCGGTGTCGACGTAAACAAAGTCGACAGATAATCTGCTGTCCCGCCAATCAAAGAAGGGTCTGCGCCGGCCGCTTTCAATTCTTTCTGACTCAAGTCGCCCGCGCCAGAAATAGCCCGCGCAAACTGCGTCTGCGCTGCACGGAACGATGCAAAGTTACTAGTCTTAAGCGAATCCGTTATGTTAGTGATAGCCGAATCGGCTGCGGTAACTGTTTTGCGGAACGGATCGATAGTGCCAATAACTTTGTCACGGAACGCAGGGATATCTTTAGCGCCATCTTTTGTTGCGCCTGGTATAGCGAGTTTAGCCGCGCCCTTCTCAGCCCTTGTGCCTTGACGCTCTTCAACCAGTTTATTAACGGCGGCCTTTTGAGTTTGAGTCAAGCTGCCGAAATTCGCGTTGTATAACTCCTGCGCAGCAGCTTCTCTATCCGTGCCGTACGAAACCTCTTTTTCAGGCTTTTGCTCTTCAAGCCGAATTGCATCGTTTACTGACTTTCGTTCGGCAGGTGATATCTCTGCATAGGGCTTATTAAATAGCTCAAACGATTTAGTCTCTACTTTCTCGCCAAACTTTGGTGTGCCGTCCGCCTGCGGTAACCCTGCTAACGTGTCGTCAATCAAGCGCAGCGCTTCTGCGCGGTCCGGCGCATCGGCAGGCAATGCTTCTACCGCGCGGCGTTGTTGTAACAACTGAGCGCGAGCGTTCGCAATCCGAAGTTTTTCTGGTTCGGACGCCGCAGCGCCCGCACGCATACGCTGCTGCTGCAACGCTAGTTCGCTCTGTGCCTTGCGCGCGTAGTCGGCCAACGTCAGCGCGCCTTGTTGGTCACCCACCTCGGCAAGCTGCTGCGCGGCGTTTAGGATCGACTCAGGGTTCGACGGGTCTACGCGTTGCATAACTGCTTGCCGTGCGCTGATGATCTTTAGCTGCGGGTCTTCGCCGCCAAGCATCCTGCCTAGCGTGCGGCCTAGTTGACGCCCCGCTAAATTCGCACCATAGGTTACGCGCTGGTATGGGTCGAGGTTAGCGTACTGCGCCGCTTGCTCCCGCATCAACGCATCTTGCTGCTGTTGATACAGCTCTGGCGATGCAAACAGACCTAAGATTTCGCTTGCCATTGTCGGCTCCTAATTAATTAACTTACGGGCCCATGTAGTTAGGGTCAAGGTACCCGGCTTGGCTTGCTGACCATTGGCCTAAGTTGTACTGATCTGTCGGCGTTAACCTACGGCCACTAAATAAATTGCCTAGCCCAGACAAGAACTGTTGGTCAGACCCAAGGGCACGCATAAACGACGCGGTTGGATTCAGCATATTGGCGGGCAGCATAGTGCGAGCTGCGCCTACCCCGCCACCGTACAGGAACTGACCAACATTAGCGCCTGCGGTTGCCGAGCGTCCGCCCAACTGCGCGCCGATATCGAGTGGTTGCTGACCTAAACTCTCTAGCGTGGATATGCCGCCGAGCGTCGTCATGAACGGCGACAACGCGCCAGTGACGCCCGACTCATACTGACCAAGCAAACCAGCGCCGGTGTTGAACAGGCTGGTGCCGAAAGCGTACTGCTCTTGGCCACGCTTCTGCGCTTCTGCCGACAATGCCGCGTCCTGTTGCGCCAACGCGTTGTAGTACGCTTCCATTTCAGGGTTAGCCGCAGCCAAACCCGCGCCGCCGCCTGGGCGCTCGCCTGTTGCACCGATCGACAGACCCGTACGGCCGGTGTTAAAAAGATTAGTACGCACGCCGGCCAATTGACGCTCGCGTCCGGGCGCTAACAAATCCATTTGGCCGGCCATGTATTTCTCGGCGACCTCTTTTGGCGACTCGCGCAAGTAACTTTCGCCCAAATCCATGATCGACTGACCAGCGAAGCGCAGCGGCTCATAGTATTGCGACGCCGCTTCGGCTTCACTCAACCGTTGCCCCGTCAACGCCTCTAACCGACGTTGGTACTCTTGGATCATCGGCGAGGTCGTATACCCCGCGCTAACCAGTTGACCGTTTTCGTCGAAGCCGAAATTGCTGCCACCAAACCGCGTCGTTATGCCGACCGGCCTAAAGCGCGCCGCTTCAGCAGCTAGACGTGCAGCGGCAAGTTGCGCGTCGGCGCTAATCTGGGAGGCATCGCGCGTGGCGTCTGCCTCTATCCCTGCGCCAAAAAGGTTAAAAATACTGTCTAAAAGAGACATGCTAATTCCCCTTGTTCTCTAATACTTCAATCCGTGCAACCGCTTCTTGCAGCGCGGCGACCAACAGCGGCACCAACTTCGCCTGGTCAATCGCCTGCGGCTTAATCGATCCGTCCGCCTTCACAGCGTCCTTCTCGCCGACGATGGCCTCCGGCACGACAGGCGACACCTCATGCGCCAAGAAACCATCAACGGCTGGCGCGTCAGGCGTCGCAATCCACTTGAATCGATACGGCGACAACTCTTTAAGCCGCGTGATCGCATTGGATAGCGGTACGACGTCCGTCTTCAGACGATAGTCGGATGACGTGTTGTACGAAGTTGATGAGCCGCTAGTGGTGATAGAACCAACGTCAGACAGCGTGCCGGTGGCCGCAGATGTACTGGACTTCTGGAACAGTACCAGTTGCGTGATGCCAGACCCAACGACGTTAGCTTGCGCCCAACCGCTGGAGTTGTTATTGAAGAACACAGCGCCAGGGTTAGTCGAGTTCTGCTGGCAAAACAAATTCCACCCAGCGGCGGGATTAGTCGTGCCCACGCCGATCGTGCCGGTGAAGGTCTTCTCGCCCGACACCGTTTGCGCGGTGTCCGTCGTTTGTGCGGTAGATGGTAGGCGGCTTGCGTTTAGTGTGCCGCTGGAAATATTGCTCGCGCTAAGAGACGTCAACGATGCGCCAGAGCCCGAGAAACCTGTCGCGGTAACCGTACCAGACGAAATAGTGACTCCGGAGTTATTCGCAAGTAGCGTACCTTCCGTATTGTTGAACGTCGCCACAGCGCCGACGTTAGACGTCGCGGGTCCAGTGACGTTGCCCGATCCTGCTGCGGCGCTGTCTGCTTTCGTAGCAATCGCGATCGCAATGTTGTTGAACTCGGTGTCAATCTCGGTGCCCTTGACGATCTTAGCTGGGTTGCCCGAAGACAGCGCGTCCTTGGCCGCAAAGTCAGTTGATTTGGTGTAATCGCTCACAATAACTCCTTAACTTACGCGGCCGTTCTTGGCCTGAATTTCAATCTTTTGAATAGACAACGGGTACCCATTAACGTCGGCTTCGTACCCTGTCTGCACAATCTTGCCCGACCCACTGCCTTGGCCGTACAAAGTCTGAAGCGCTATGCCGCCAGCATACTCGGCGATGTTGTACTCAGCGATGCCATATTCGTAGGTATTCTGCGCGGGGATCTGGACGTTCTGCGAAAGATAGTTTTCGCTGAAGTCAAACCCCCACTTCAGCGTGAGAAACTGATTCGAGCCGCCAATCACCACCACACTGACGCGCTTCAAAATAGACGTGACGTTCGGGTCGCCCAAATCCGCGTGGTTTGTAAAGTAAGAAAAACGGTAGGTAGTCGTGTCATCCAGATACCCGCCATATTGACCGATGTACCCGACCTGACCAATCAGTAGCGTGCCGTCACGCTTGGCCAGTAACGCAGTAGGCTCAATGTGGTCCCACTCGGTAGCGCGTAGCGATCCGTCTTGCAAAGGCGCGCGGGTGTCGAACACAAATGCGCGGCCAGAGGTTTGGAATGTGACTACATAGAACGCGTTAACTTCAGAGTAAACGGCCTTAATGCTGCTTGGCACTTCACCCAGTGCTACAGCCATCAAATCGTTACGGACGTTTTTGCTCAAGTCATTAAACGGCGCGGACTTCTCTTGAATCGTTCTGGAGATAGACCGCACGCCGCTGTTCGACAAGAACACCACGTCGGTGTTGGTGTTCTGGATGGAGTCGCGCGCGATGCAACCGATACCGCCCACCGTGTCGTACAGCGACATCGTCGATGGCGAGTTAGCACCTTGGTAGACCAATATCTGGCGCTTACCAAAGATGAACAGGAAGTTGTTATGCGCAGCGAGCCCCGTAATTTCGTCCGGCCCGTTTGGCCAGACCGTGTTCACGTTCAAACTGCCTGCCGTGCCGGTACTCCAAATGTGGCCCGACAACAGATCGGAGAAGTACACCGTCGACTTGTTAGACGCTGTGCTTGCAACCCATAAGCGACCATAAGCGGAAATGCAGATGTCGCCCTGCTGAACAGTCGATACGTAGCCGGTCTTTTCACTAACGCGGCGATAAGTCGTCGTGCTAACGGCCGGATCGTAGATCAACGGATCGTGGCCAGTCTGGAAAAAGTACGTAATGCCGCTTAACGACGCGCACTGCCAATTGCTTGCAGAGATCGTTGGTGCGGTGCCGCCACCACCGTAGGTCAATTCGGTAACCGCGTTCGAAGTGCCTAGCTTGAATATTTTATTGTTGCCGGCAAACAGCACGGTTAACGTGCCGTCTGTCTGCACCAGCTCATGAATGACGCCGACTGCATTAGCGCCTAGGTTGCCCGAGCTGCTGTTTACTTTCGTCCACCCTTTACGCGCGCCTACACGACCGTACTGGTCAATCACGCAGTTATTAGCCGTCAGCGCGAAGCCCGACGCTAAGTCTAGCGGCGAGTCTTGCGTATTCAGGCCATAGAAACCTGGCGCTGAAATGCTGAAGGTGAGAATCGGCTGGCTCATGTCGGCACGAACTCCTGAAACTCAGGGTAACGCGACACTTCCAAGGCAATATAGTCCGACAGCATCGTGCGGTACAGCGCAAACGCTTCGGATGAACTCAGCCCGCCATCTTCGCCACGCTCAACCAGCGCGCGGGCATACGCGCTCTGGATCACCAGCTCTGGTTTGACCAACAAGACGTCACTATCAATAGCTAAATCGTCTTGTGGAACAAAAACAAAGAACTTTAAGCTATATACGTTGTCAGGCCGTGGGTACAGCGTGACCTTGGTATCGCCAGATGCGTCGACACCATCAAAAGCGAATTCGGTTGGTGAGCTGCTAGTGGGCGTCGAGAAGTTCTGCTTGCGCTGCATCTGCGAGTTGCTCAGATTGCGCATGACCACGTTGTCGGTCACATTGAGCGCGTCCTCGACGCGGAACTTCTGCCCCGCCCCCGTCATGCTGTATTCGTAAGTGCCGGCGACAGTTGTGATCGTGATGGTCTGCGCCAACACGTTCCAAGAATAGGCGTCCTCTACTTGGCGCTTGGCGTCGTTCACCAGCCGGCCGATAAGCGAGGAGTACGTCGTTTGTGTCGACGTCTGGACGGAAGTTTCGCGCAGCCGCGCGAGGACTTCGTTAATGATTTCGAGATAAGTCATTTTTTCTTCGCCTTATTCCTTGCGGAAATAGCTTTAGCTTTTGCCTTTGCATCAGCTTTGGATGAGGCGCCCCAGGCTTGAAGCGACAACAGCAGCCTGGTTGGCTCGCCGTCTTTACGCTCTGGGCCGGGCATGTTGCCCATCCTTGCGAGAAAAGAAGCTCGTCTCGGGTTGTCGCCGGATTTGACCGGCGCTTTCAGGGTTCCCCCTGTTTCTGCATTATAAGACGCTCGGCCTTTAGCATTCAAGCCGCCCTTGGGGTTTTGACCGGCTTTTCGCTGCCAAGCGGATGTTTTCATTTTTTCCTCGGCTTCGCGGTCTTAGCGGAGTCTTTAAACGCGGCAGCCGTAGGCGCGCCTTTTGTGCCGGGCTTTCTCATCTTTTCCCCCGACCCAGCAGCGATGCGCTTACGCTTGGCGTTTATGTTGGCATACAGGCCGGGCTTCATTTTTTGGCCTTCTTCTTGGCCAATCCTGCCATGCTCAAACCAATCGCAACCGCCTGTTTCTGTGGGTAGCCTTCCTTGCGCAGTTTGCTGATCTTGGCCGAAGCTGCCGCTTGCTTGCCTTTTTTCGTATATGGGTACTTCTTTCCGTCAACCATTGGCATGATGTCACCCCTTAAAAAATAGACGATCTGCTACAAAGGTCATGACGCCGCCGATCGCAGAAGCTACCGACATGCCAACCCAAAACCCACCCTTGGACTTGTTGGCCATCTCTAGCAACTGTTTGACGTCATCGCGTAGCCCGTGAACTTCTTTCTGCAACGCTTCGACTTGCGCCTCTAGCTTGCCGAACTCTCTTGGGTCAATTTCCGACATGTTCTTTCCTTGGGCGGCCAGGACGACGCGCGTACTCTGGCGGCGTCATAGCGAGCTGTCTGGTTTCATCCTCCACGGGAGCGTCTTCATCAACACGGACGTATCCAGCGTGGCCTTTCATGCTGTCTATATCGTGCTGGAGCGTAAACGTAACAGTTTGCCCGCTTTGTAAGCAGCGGAATGTCGCGGCCATGTTGCCTCCAGAAGTGAGATCGGGGGCCGAGGCCCCCGGGTATTACGCGATGGAACGAACGACGACCAGACGCAGTGTTGCCGACGCCAAGTCGACAGTGCCGCCGGTTTCGTTTTGGAAACGAATGCTAACGGTGTCGGCTGCGCTGACATACGCAGTCACGATCAAGCCCGCCACGTCAACAGCCAGCGAAGCGCTTAACACCATGTCGCCCAAGGCTACGCCTGGAACAGCAACGGTGTCGGTGTCGCCAGCGCCGTCAGACAAGCTGTCAGCGTTCAGCGTGGCGCGAACCAGCCAAGTGTTGGAATACAGACCGCGAAACTGGTCAGTGCCAGCGCGGACAACTACAGAACTAGCGTTTGCCATGATGTTCTCCTAATTAGGTTAGCCCCCCGGCTTTCACCGGGGGAGTTCAATTAGGCTGGAACAGCCAGAGCGAATGCCGAGGACGACAGTGCTGCGCCGGTGGTGGCCGCAGTACGGATTGCCTTAACGCCGTACAGAGTGTCAGCAGTGAACAGGGTACCGAGGTATTCCTGCTTGTACTGAGTCTGCGAACGAACTGCCATTTGCTCAACCAGCACCATCGAATCGCGGTGACCCATCAGGCAGATACGGTCGGCGCCGCCGCTACCAGCACCGAAGTCGGCGTTGGAAGTGACGAACACAGGGATACCGTACAGGTTACCGATCTCACCGTTGCGGATGGCGCTGCCGTCACCCACAAAAGCCTGTTCGGTGTAGCGTGCCAGACCCATCAGGGTGTTACGCGACGACGGTGGGATGATGAAGAAACGACCATCCATTGGGGTGTCGTTGTCATCCAGACGCTGGATCGTGCGACGGATAGCAGCATCGGTCAGTGCAGCAGCGTTCGATGTCGAGCTGTTGTACGCGGTGGTGCCGTCCGAGCCAATGTAGGCTTTGGTCGTCGATGTCGAAGTTGCATAGTCGTCGGTGCCAACGGTTGCGCCGTTGAATGCACGGCCGAGCTGCACCAGATCAGTATCAACACGGCGAGCCAGTGCATAACCAGCGTCGGCAGTGTAGAACTGACGCAGCGAGTTCAGCGCTTGCGCCTCGACGATGTCCTCGATCAAGCGGCTGTATTCATAGTGCTTGTTGATCGATACCTGGACTTCGGATTCAGTTGCAGCGATCAGTGTTACAGCGTCGGTCGATACTTTGGCCGATGCGGAACCACGGGTCGGTGCTGGGATGTGGACGGTGTC